GCTAAATCTTCTAATGCTGATGCTGCAAGATCTGAAGCGGTATCTTTACTACTAATAGATGAAGCAGCATTCATAGAAAATATAGACGAAACATTTACTGCAGCTCAACAAACGCTAGCTACCGGTGGTCAATGTATGGCTTTATCAACTCCTAATGGTATCGGTAACTGGTTTCATCAAACGTGGGAAAAAGCTGAAACTAAAGAAAACTCTTTTTTACCCATAAGACTCCCTTGGACGGTACACCCTGAAAGAGACGAAGCATGGAGAGAACAACAAAATAAAGATCTCGGTCCTAGAATGGCCGGTCAAGAATGTGACTGCGATTTTCTAGCTTCAGGTGATACGGTTTTTGAACCAGATGATCTTACTTTCTATGAACAAACATATCAAAAAGATCCTGTAGAAAGAAGAGGAGTAGATGGTAATTTATGGATCTGGGAACAGCCAGATTATTCTAAATCGTATATGGTAGTAGCTGATGTATCGAGAGGTGATTCTGCTGATTATTCTGCTTTTCATGTATTTGATATAGAAACTTGCGTACAGGTAGGAGAATATAAAGGTAAGTTATCTCCTAAAGATTTTGGTAATGTATTAGTAGCTATAGCAGCTGAATATAACGATGCGTTACTTGTAGTAGAAAATGCTAATATAGGGTGGGCTACTATAGAACAAGTATTAGAAAGAGAATACCGTAATCTATATTATAGCCCTAAAAGTCAAATAGACACAGTTGAATCATATATGACTAAATACGAAAGAGATCAACTAGTACCAGGCTTTACTATGTCAGTTAGAACTCGTCCTTTAGTAATAGCTAAGATGATGGAATATATTAGAGAGAAAGGTGTTACTATACAATCTAAAAGACTTATGGGAGAAATGAGAGTTTTTGTTTGGAAAAACGGTAAAGCTCAAGCACAAACTAATTATAATGATGATTTACTAATGTCTTGTGCAACTGCATTATATGTTAGAGATACTGCATTAAGATTAAGACAACAAGGAATGGACCTAGCTAGAGCACGTTTATCTTCATTTACTAACCTTAACGCTAAAAACCAAGCTGTTATATCTTCAGTTGGATCCCAAGCAAATAATCCGTATATTATAAAGACGGACCATGGGAACGAAGATATCTCATGGTTAATTGGATAAACGATATTTATAAATAAACTGTATTAATGGCAGATACTTCACTTTTTAAACGATTAGGCAGACTTTTTTCTTCAGACGTAGTAATTAGAAACGTAGGGGGCGATCAACTAAAAGTAGCCGATGTTAATCAGATACAAACCACAGGTAGGTATCAGACTAATTCCCTTATTGATAGATTTTCAAGATTATATATTTACAATAATAAAAATATATTTAATCCTAATTTAAATTATCAAACTTTAAGAATTCAATTATACTCTGATTATGAAGCTATGGATACAGATCCTCTTATAGCTTCTACATTAGATATTATATCTGATGAAGCTACTCTTAAAAACGATATGGGAGAAGTACTGTCTATTAAATCATCAGATGAAAATATACAAAAAATTCTTTACAATTTATTTTACGATGTACTTAATATAGAATTTAACTTATGGTCTTGGACTCGTAATATGTGTAAATATGGAGACTTTTTCTTAAAATTAGAAATAGCTGAAGAATTTGGAGTATACAACGTTCTACCTTATACGGTATATCATATGAGTAGACAGGAAGGTCAAGATCCTGAAAATCCTGCTAAAGTAACTTTTCAATTAGACCCTGACGGATTAGCTACTACTCAAAATCCTAACTACAGACCAAAAAGTAATGATAAAGTAATTGAATTCGATAATTATGAAGTAGCGCATTTTAGATTAATTTCGGATACTAATTACTTACCGTATGGCCGTTCTTTTATTGAACCAGCTAGAAAAATATTTAAGCAACTTACTTTAATGGAAGACGCGATGTTAATTCATCGTATTATGAGGGCTCCTGAAAAAAGAACTTTTTATATTAACGTAGGACAAATACCACCTAATGAAGTAGAGC